AGATAGACCTTGAGCAGGACCTGCGGGAGCTATTCGAGGGATACTCCGCAGAAGTGGCGGAGGAAGTCGGCAAGGCGATCAAAGAGGTCGCTACGGAATCTGTCAAAAAGTTAAAGCAGTCCTCCCCGCGCAGACCCGGCGGAGGCGACTACGCCGAAGGATGGAAAAAGACCGTAGAATCTGGCGGTCTCATTGTCGAGGCTACGGTGCACGGTGGGCCGAAGACCTACCCGCTCGCCCATCTGCTCGAAAACGGCCACGCCAAACGCGGAGGCGGCAGAACGGCCCCGATCGTCCACATTAAGCCCGTCGAAGAGTGGGCTATTGAAGAAGTACAGAAACGGATAAAGGAGAAGGTGGAAAGGTTATGACTCCCAAAGAGCTCAAAAAGATATTGAAGCAGGCAGAAGTCCCCTGCGCATATTACCGCTTCGAAGAAAAAACGAAGCAGGAACCGCCTTTTATCTGCTATTTCTTCGACGGCAGCGAGGACTTCCTCGCAGACAACATTAATTATTTCAAAATCGAGCGCCTGTACATCGAGCTGTACACCGACTCAAAAGATTTTGCGCTCGAGTCGAAACTCGAGAGGATCCTCAACGAGAACGGCATGGTTTTCGACAAAGAGGAGGACAACATCGACTCTGAGCATATGCATGTAACCGTATTCACAACAACCGTTAATTTGGAGGTTAACAATGCCTGATAAGAACAAAGTCAAATTCGGTCTGAAGAATGCACATTATGCCATTGGCACTATGGCCAACGACGGCAGTGTGACATATGAAAAGCCTGTGGCGGTCCCCGGCTCCGTGAGCCTCTCTCTTTCCCCTGAGGGTGAGCTTACGCCTTTTTACGCGGACAATATCGTTTACTGGCAGGGCGGCGGCAATTCCGGCTATTCCGGAAACTGGGAGGTCGCAGATCTTCCTGATCAGTTCAAAATGGATGTCCTTGGCTACATCAAAGATGACAACGGCGTCCTCGTCGAGGATGCGGATGCAGAAACAAAGATCTTCGCGTTCCTCTTCCAGATGGAGGGCGACATTCACGCAAGGCGTCACGTCCTGTATAACTGCTCCGCGACACGTCCCGAGCACACTGCGAACACCATTGCAGAGAGTAAGGAGCCTATCACGGACAGCCTGCCCATTACAACCAAGCCCGTTTATAACGCGGAACTGGATAAGAACATCACGAAGGCATCCGTGGAGCAGGGCGAAACCGCTTATGCTTCCTGGTTTGAGCAGGTCTATCAGCCCACGGCGACACAGGCGGCAGAACAGGGAGAATAAGTAAGAAAGGGCGGACCCAATGAACACAAGTAAATACATTACAGCCGTGATCGGCAGCGGGAAGGTCACCACTGCGGAGGCCATCACGATTGTCGACTACGGCTTGAAGCTCAGAATTAAGGGCGTAGAACTCCCCGCGACCTATCAGGTGGATTTTTCCAACAATGACGAGGGCGGGGAGGCTGTGACCGTCATCGGGGACGCCCAGGGAGCAGAGATTCCGGTATTTCTCATCAAGACCGGCAAAGATATTTACGCTTGGCTTTACTGGGCAGGCGAAGACTACGGGCGCCGCGTCAAGAAGATTTACATTCCCAACGACGCGGGCCCGGAAAGGTCCGACATCACCCCCGAGCCTGCGCAGAAGAGCGTCATCGATCAGACGATCGAGAAGCTCAATGAAGCAGTAGAACACGCACCCAAGATCGGCGAGGGCGGCTACTGGTATGTCTGGGATCCTGAGGAAGCCGACTATGTAAGCACCGGCGACAAGGCGAGCGCAGGACTGCACACGGTAAGAATGTGGCAGGACACGTTCGTCATCAACACCGACGCCGAAGGCTACGTGCGCAACGCACCATATAACCGCCAGACATCGTTCGCCGGATACATCGACGGCGTACAGGTGCCGGTAACGATGCGATTCTGGGGCGCTTCTCAGCAGGGGATCCACTGTGGCGTGAACTGGCAGTCAACGGCGACACAGTTGGGGCAGTTCGAGGTGGGTGTGTCGCAGGACACAAAGCCGCTTACTCAGATTTCGCCGTCTTACAGAGCAAACGTATACTTCGACTTTGAAGACGGAACGACCATCCCTGGACATATCAACTTCCATGTCGTCCGGGACGGCGCGGAATACACGCTGACAGAGGAAGACAAGCAGGAAATCGCGGATATGGTCGACATTCCGCTTGTGGTGGAAGATGGAATGCTGTGCGCAATATATGAGACGGAGGAGGAAAAATGAGCAAAGTTACAAGCCCGGTCATGTTGAATGAAACCGGAATCAGAATCGCGAAGGCTCTTGAAAACAGGAATGCCACGAATAGAGTCGTGCCGCTTAGTGGTTCGAAGATCGTGACAGACAACGTGATCACATGCCTCGGAGTGCCGGAATACGTTTCGGACGTTTCCGACTATTCCGAGTATGGCATCACAGAAACAGGATGGTACGCATTCGCGCGTATTTTTGCCGCTAATGGAGGCAGATTCGTGGCTGTGACAGGCGCGGACGGCTATATCGGTTCCGCCGGCAATAGTTGGGTTGACGTGGCCGTGCGCTTTGAAGTCGCGGCGTCTTCGAAGATCGTTGAGGTCGATTGGGATATGTTCACAGAGCGATTCGTCTTCGTGGCGAATGACCTCGGGTTCCGCAATCTGGATTATCGCGTAACCTTTTACGTCTACGACGCCGATGATTTCGCAACATGGCATTACGGCTTCGCAAACGGCACATTTGCCGATGGCACGAAGTACTACACGAAGGACGGCGACACCTACACGCTCGCAGAGGTGACGGCAGGCGAGGCAATCCCTGCATATTACACCTATCAGAGCATCTATGTGCTGACCGCAGACGCCACATTCCAGGACGGCGTAGAGTACTACACCAAGGACGGAGAGACATACACACTGGCAGAGGTGACAGTCGGCGAAGCCGTACCGGCAAACACATATTATGTCACGGCCATGGCCTACGTGCAGGCAGCGGGCGCCTTCCAGAGCGGCACGGTCTACTACACAAAGACCGGCGACACATACGACGAGGCAGCGGTCACGGTCGGCGAGACGATCCCCGCCTATTACATCCACACAAAGGTAACAATCGAGGGCCTTGTCAGAAATGTTACATACCGCCTCAACGAGATCGTAGACTGCCCGATGGAATTCATCCTCCCTGTGATCGAGGACGAGACGCATGGAGCATGGTTCGAGATTCGTTGCAGACACGCGGGTGCCTACAGTATGACGCTCAAGCCGCAGGACAACGCGGTGATCGCCACAGAGCACACCCAGAAAGAGACCGCAGGCGTCAATATGATCAATCTCCATTACACGGTCGTGGACGGTGTCAAAATCTGGAGATTCATGAATACTCATTCGAGTATCCCGGTAAACGCATAAGGAGGGCAGGATGAACGAACAGAAATGGTATTATGAAAAGCTTGACGAAGAGGGAAAAATCAAGCGCTGCCCGATGAATGATGGCAAGGGCGAGATCACGGGAAAATTCATCATCAACCTCCCCGCTTATTTCGATGAGAACCCCGAGGAGAGAATTAAGCTCGGATGGATCAAGCACATCTCGCATAATCCCGACGAGATCGAATATGATCGCCAGTCGCAGTATCTTATGAAATCTATAAATCAGATCGACGAGCACACGGTCGAGGATGAGTATTCCGTATTCGACAAGACCGAAGAGATGATGCTCCTCGAGGAGATGCTCGACTGCGTCAACTGGGGAGGCAGCGGCGGAGGAATTGTGTTCGTAGGAATGGAGGAACTGCAATGAATAAAAGACTCGAAGAAATGGCACAGATCATGAATGAGAAGAACAAGGAGATCAGCGGAAAGCAGCTCCCTCCTCTGGATCCGGAGGGAAAGACCCTCGCACAGCATAAGAGGGAGACCTTTGATATTGTCGACACACCTGTTGACCCGCTGAGATAAGGAGGATCTTATGTACGATGTAAAACCCATCACATCAGACAAACCAACAGACTGCGGAGCGACCTGCCTCAAGATGATTCTGGACTACTACGGCACTGAGGTGCCGTTCGACCAGCTTGTCAAGGAGTGCAACACGCGCCTGATCGGCTGCACGCTCAAGGACGTTATGGAAGCCGGAAAGCTCCACGGCATGGAGCCGCACGCCTACAAGACGGACGACGACGGCATCCTCCATGTCGACCGCCCGGCGATAATCTTTTGGAAAAAGAAACACTTCTGTGTTTTCTGCGGAATCGACGACGAGGGCAACATTGTTATCTGTAATCCCGACCGCGGCAGATACCGCATGAGCAAATCCCTGTTCAAAGCGTGGTATTCCGGCATCGCCATGTTCAACGGCGTCCCGGAAGACATCGAGGGCCAGGAGATCATCGACGTATACGATCACATTTTCACGAAGTAAACCCAGTGGGGACAGCGTTTCCGGAACGTTTCAGCGCAGACATTCTCCCTGTACTGATTACCCACAAACATTTTTAAGGAGAATAAGATGGCAAGAGGACTCGTTAAAATTGGCGACAAAATGGTCGACATGCTCTGCAACGCGGCAAGCCCTGTGATCTATCGCAGGATATTCCACAAGGATTTTCTTCTGCAGATGGACGGCAAAGGAGACGTCGACACGAACGCCATCTCTGAGCTCGGATATGTCATGCATCTGCAGACAGAGATGACGTTCAAAGAGATCATCGACACGATCACCGAAGAAGACTATTATGCATGGCTTGAGAACTTCGAGGCCATGGATTTAATGTTAGCTACCGGCGACATCTTCGCCCTGTTCAAGGGGCAGGAAAAGACGCTCGTAACCCCAAAAAAAAAGAACCACCGAAGGACCGGAAACAAACGACCGCGCTCCTCGTCCTGAGAGCACTCG